GCATAAGGAGTAATGAATCATGCGCGAATTTAAACCGATGGTCAAGATGGAGACGACCGAGCCTACGGTTGAGCTAAAACTCAAAAAAGGTGGCGCGGTCAAGAAGATGGCTCAAGGTGGTATGCCAATGGGTTCTGCCGTGGGCAATCCTATGGGCGGGATGATGCCAAGCGCTCCTCCTAAGAAACCATCTTTGGCGGCCCGTCGTCGTGCAATGATGGCTAAGGGTGCTGCTGGTGTTCCTGCTGGCACTGCTGCTGGCGTGATGATGGCTGAAGGCGGTGCAAGCGATGTTGCCCAGGACAAGGCAATGTTGAAGAAGGCGTTCAAGCAGCATGACGTGCAAGAGCACCCCGGCGGCAAGGGGACCAAGCTCAAACTGGCTACTGGTGGTGTTGCGAAGAGCAATGCTGGTGGTTACGCGACTGGCGGCGTGGTCAACGGGCAGGGCGGTTTCCGCAAAGGCGGTGCCGTAAAAAAGTTTGCTGAGGGCGGCCGTGTGCAAGACGACGGTGGTCCTCAGAAGATGAAGCAGGGCAACAAGCCAGTTCCCCCTCCCGTTTCAATCAACCAACTCTCTGGCACCTATAAAGAGGGCGGAGAGGTTTCTTCTGGCAAGTCGAAGTCTGATCCAAACAAGGACTTCTATCGCCGGATGGAAGAAGAGAACAAGGCTGATGCTAAGTCGGCTCGTGATGCTCTTATGTATATTCCCCGCAAGATTCGTGATGCTGGGAAGTCTGTGGTTGATGCGTTCAAGAACGAAGGTTCGGTTACGGATACCGAGCGTGAAGTTAGTCGGACGGTAACTCCGGCAAAGAAGCGCGGCGGCTTGGTCTGTTAAGGATGGGGGCTCCGGCCCCTGTCTTCATTGGAGATTAGGATGAGTAATGGAATTGTTGCTTCAGTTACCCGTGCTGGAGCATATGAGCCGTTTGAATTACAGGTGTCTCGTGGTCAAATCATGGGCCACAGTGCATCAAATATTTTTGCTTACGGAACTACGCCTGCAACAGCGGGGTTATTTAGAACCGTATGGGAAAACATGTCAACAACCGACTATGTGTTTCCATCATCTGCATCTACAATGAATTTGGTTAGTACGGTTGCAGGAGATACCGCCACCATCACGATCACTGGGTTAGATGCTAATTACAACTTAATTTCTGAAAATTTGGTTTTAAACGGAACAACCAATGTTCCAACAACTAAATCATATTTTCGCATTAACAACATATCGGTGTCAGTTGGTTCGGCAACTAACCCTTCAGGCGTAATTACACTGTCTGTTAGTTCAACTGTCTATGCTCAAATAAATACGGCGACGGTTAACGGAGTGACCAGCAGTATTGGAACATCTCAAATGGCTGTGTTTACAGTGCCAAACGGGTATACGTTCTATGGTTACAGATATGGCGCATACTCATCTTTTAACGGTAATACGGCCAATTACACAACCTATAGAGCATTAACAAATTCTTCATCAGGTGTGCAAAGGGTTATTGTTCAAACTCCGTATAACACAACATACGAAGTACAACGACATTTCCCGTTTCCATATCTTTCTGGATCTGATTTAAGATTTCAAGTAGCAAGTAGCGCCGCAACAGCCGCAGTAGTGAGCGTCAATATTGGCGGTATTTTAATAGAAAACAATAATACCGTCACTGGTGCTGGCACTTAATCATGCCCACCAAGTCACCAGCCCAAGAGCGGCTTATGCAGGCCGTCGCTCACAATCCAAAGTTTGCCAAGAAGGTTGGCATTCCGGTAAAGGTTGGCAAAGAGTTCACGGCTAAAGAGGGTGGGCTGTATGCGAACATTCACGCAAAACAGGAACGCATTGCTCAGGGCAGCGGCGAGAAGATGCGTAAACCAGGCTCTCCTGGCGCTCCGACCGCCCAAGCCTTTAAAGAGTCAGCCAAAACCGCAAACATGAAGAAGGGCGGCCCTAGTTTGGCTATAGGGCGCGGAGAAAAGCTCCCAGCAAGCCAAGGAGCGGGTTTGACAGCCAAGGGTAGGGCTAAGTACAACCGCGAGACTGGAAGCGATCTGAAGGCCCCGCAGCCAGGAGGAGGGGCAAGGCGTGACTCGTTCTGTGCTCGGATGGGTCCGATTGCAGAGAAGAGCGAGAAAGGAAGTCGTGCTCGAGCCTCAATGAAACGATGGGCTTGCCCGAATTGGTGATCTATGGCTTATAGCGGAACTGTTGCAACAACCGTAATCAATGTTCAAAAGTTAATTGATCATGGGGCTCGTCGTGCCGGGAAGCTGGCTGAGGAGCTTACGGTTGAGCAGGTTAATTCTGCTAGGGAATCCCTTTACTTTCTGTTGTCCCATACGATTAATATGGGTATCAACTATTGGGCAATTCAGAAAAAGGTTATTGGCCTTATTGCCAACAAGTCAACATACACGTTGCCAATTGGAGCAAACGATGTATTGAACGCTTTATATCGAAAGATGAACCGCCCGGAGGGTGCGTACTCTTCAACTTCGGGGATAACGATTAATGCGTTTGACGGGAATATCGCGACATCTTGCACTCAGACTTCTGCGAATGGAAACATCTCAATTTACTATAACTCCCCGGTCTACGTTGGCTCAATCGGAGTATTACCAGCGGTTTCTACAAGCATCACGGTTGTATTTGAGTATTCCACCGATGGAATTACGTGGAGTACGCTCTACTCGCCAGGGCAAACGACGTGGGTTGACGGGGAATGGCTCTGGTATGACATTTCTGCGGGACAGAACGTCCAGTATTACAGAATGCGAGCGACAAACGGCGGAACTTTAAACGTCCGAGAGTTGTTTTTTGGGAATAATTCAACAGAAATCACGATGGCTAGGCTAAATCGTGATGACTACACAAATTTACCCAACAAAAACTTCACTGCCAATCAGCCGTTTCAGTATTGGCTGAACAAAACCCTTCCACAGTTAGAAATGAACCTGTGGCCGGTGCCAAGCGATACGTTTGTCCAGATGACGATATGGTACTCGCGTCAGATTATGGATGTTGGGGCGCTAACAGACGAAATTGAGATGCCGCAGAGGTGGTATTTGGCTGTTGTGAACCTGCTTGCTCACCAAATGGCAATGGAACTGCCTGGCGTAGACCCCTCTAGGATTCAATATCTTGAGGCGCAGGCAAAAGAATCGTTCATGTTGGCGGAGCAAGAGGAGAGGGATAAGTCGCCAATCCAAATAGCGCCCAATATTGCCGTTTATACTAGGTAATATATGCCGGTATATCTTGACACCAGAGGGCAGTCAGACCTTTCGATTGCAATCTGTGATCGGTGTAAAATGAAACGCGCTCATGCTGTTATGAGATCGGATCCAAACTTTCCCGGTTTACAGGTGTGTGACCAAGGATGTGCGGACGATTTTGATCCGTATAGGCTTGCGGCGAGGAAGACTGAAAAGATTACAATACGATTTCCGCGGCCTGATGAGAATATTGCCGTTGAGGACAATAACCTTACTATTGGCGGATACGAGAATTTTGTGTTGTCGCCTGAGCAGAACACGCAGACGCCAGAAAACAACGGAAATCTGGATAGTATTGAGACATAAATGGCAAATGTAACGATCACCCAACTTCCAGCGGCGCAGACTCTGACCGGAACGGAGCTTGTGCCAGTTGTTCAAAATGGGCAAACTGTTCGCACCACTGTCAGCGCTATTGGTGGGGGCGGTGGTGGCGGCGGAGGTTCGGTTACTTCGGTTGACGTTACGGGTGGAAGTACTGGTTTAACGACGACTGGTGGCCCGATCACCACCTCTGGAACTATAGTACTAAGCGGAATTCTTGGACTTGGCAATGGTGGAACGTCAGCGACTACTGCTCAGGCAGCTCGAGCAAACATACTGCCTGGTTATGCTGGAAACGCATCGTATGTATTACGTGTCAATTCCAGCGCTACAGATGTTGAGTGGTCCGCTACCGGTGGTGGGGGTAGTGGAAGCGTTGTTCAGATTAACACCGGCGCAGGGCTAACTGGTGGCCCAATCACGACGTCTGGCACGATTGCCCTTCAAAATACCGCGGTTACCCCAGGAAACTATTCAAACCCTACGCTTTCGGTTGATGCTCAGGGCCGAATAACTGCGGCGGCCTCTGGTGGGGCTCCCGTCACTAGTGTTAGCGGAACGGCAAACGAGATTGCATCATCGGGTGGCGCAGCCGTTACCCTATCGCTTCCGAGCAATTTAACTTTTACCGGGAAAACAATAACAGGTGGAGGTTTTACTGGTGGAACAATCAACAATACAGTCATTGGCGGCACAAACCCTGCAAATGGCACCTTTAGTACTATTAATGCTACTACTGGAAATATAACAACAACACCAACAAGCAACAATAATATTGCCAATAAAGCATATGTTGATGCGGCGGCCTCTGGGTTGAGTTTCCACCAAAACTGCGATTTGGCTACGGCCGCAGCTTTGCCAACTTGTACGTATAACAATGGCTCTTCTGGCGTTGGAGCGACATTGACGGCAACCGCAAACGCTGCATTGCAAGTTGATTCAACTGATGTTTCTGTTGGCAACAGGGTCCTTGTCAAAAACCAAGTGGCGCAATCGCAGAACGGGATATATACAGTAACGCAGATAGGAAGCGTTTCGGCTCCATTTATTCTAACTCGAGCGACTGATTACGATACCCCTGGGTCAACTTATCTTAATGTTGATGCTGGCGACTTCACTTTAATTATTAGTGGCGCTACAAATGCAAATACTTCTTGGGTGCAAACAACCCTGCAGCCAATTACGATTGGAACAACAGGTTTAAATTTTGTGCAGTTTGGCGCTGGGACCGCCGTTTATTCTGCCGGAACAGGATTAAATCTTTCTGGCACAAATCAATTTAGCATCGCTAACACAGGTATTACGTCTGGCACATACGGGTCTGCCTCGCAAGTCCCGCAGATCTCTTTGAATGCTCAAGGTCAAGTTACTGGCGTTCTAAACACAAGCATTGCAATTGCCGGCAGTCAAATTACATCTGGTTCGGTTGCAATCGCTCAGGGCGGCACTGGACAAGCAACAAAAGCTAACGCCTTCAACGCCCTTTCCCCAATAACAACGCTTGGCGATATTATTGTTGGATCGGGGACAAATACCTCTGGTCGGCTAGGAATTGGATCAACTGGGCAAGTTTTGGCTGTGGTGAGTGGCACCCCGGCTTGGACTACGCTATCCACTGGGGGTACGCCTGGTGGAAGCCCCAACACAATTCAGTTTAATAACAGCGGTGTTTTTGGAGGTCAGTCAAATTTTACGACTGACAGTACAAATGTGCAATTAGGCGCGCAGGGCATATTTAAATTTGCCGATTCTGATTCATCTAATTTTGTTGGGTTTAGAGCGCCCGCGACTATTGCAAGTAACGTAACTTGGACGTTGCCAGCGACCGATGGTACGGCTTATCAAATCCTTGCGACTAATGGGTCGGGTGGATTGCTTTGGGTAACTCAAAGCGGGGGCGGGGCTGGCAGCGGGACTGTTACTTCGGTTACTTGGAATGGAGGAATTGTTTCCGTAGCTAACCCCACGGATACTCCAACTCTTACAGTTGCAGGGACAAGCGGGGGTATTCCGTATTTTTCTAGCAGTTCTACATGGGCTAGTTCAGCCGCACTGGCTTCAAATGCTTTGGTTGTTGGCGGCGGGGCTGGTGCGGCCCCCTCAACGGTCACAACTGGAACGGGTGTTGTTACCGCGCTTGGCGTTAATACGGGTACTGTCGGCGCGTTTGTGGTTAATGGTGGCGCACTTGGCACTCCTTCTGCAGGAACGGTGACAAACCTTACTGGTACAGCGTCAATTAATATCAACGGTACGGTAGGTGCAACGACTGCAAACACTGGGGCTTTTACAACCTTATCTGCAAGCTCAACGGTTAGCGGGACTGGATTTAGCACTTATCTGGCAAGCCCTCCCGCTATTGGAGGTACGGCGGCTGCGGCAGGTACATTCACTGCCGGAACGTTTACATCAACTGTTCATAAGGGCGCGACTAGCGGAACGATCACGATTGCGGCACCGGCAGTTGCGGGGACTCAAAGCTATACACTACCTACTGCTCTCCCTGCTGTTAGTGGTTATGCGCTAACCAGTACAACTGGCGGCGTGATGTCCTGGGCGGCAGCTAGTGGCGGTTCTGGTACGGTTACTAGTGTAGGTCAGACGTTCACGGGCGGATTGATCTCGGTTGGCGGAAGCCCTATTACAACAAGCGGGACGTTGGCGTTAACCGTTGCTGGGACATCTGGCGGAATTGTGTATTTTTCTTCGTCTAGCACTTGGGCATCTTCTGCTGCATTGGCATCAAATGCTTTGGTTGTTGGTGGCGGAGCAGGCGCGGCCCCTTCAACGATTACTACTGGGACTGGAGTTGTAACTGCGCTTGGGGTTACGACAAACGCAGCAAGCGGGATTGTTGTTAAAGACGCCAATGCCAACATCACTACCAACGCCGTATTTGAGGGGTTTACCAGCGTTGCTGCGTCTGGCACTACGATTACGCTGACGGCATCATCAACGCCCGTATATATCATTACGGGTTCTGGCGGTCAAGTTATTCAATTACCAAATGCAACGACACTTCCAAACGGCACAATCTTTTCGTTTAACAACAACCAGTCTAGCGGCGCAATTACCGTAAATAACGCGTCGGCTACGTTAGTTGCATCTGTGCCTTCTGGTGGGTACACAACGATTGTATTGTTATCTAACGCTACTTCTGCTGGAACTTGGGACAGACATGACCAAACACCTAGTAACGTATCGTGGTCAACAAATACCCTTGATTATTCCGGTTCAATTACTTCAGCTACTTGGAACGGCGCAACTGTAGCCGTAAACAGAGGCGGCACCGGGGCAACAACGCTCACGGGAGTTCTCAAAGGAAACGGCACTAGCGCATTCACTGCTGCTACGGTCGGAACTGATTATTCGACAGGTACAAGTGCTCTTGCGACTGGTATTCTTAAATCAACTACTAGCACTGGGGCCCTATCAATTGCGGTTGCCAATACAGATTATCAATCTCCTATCACGTTAACGACTACTGGTTCAACGGGGGCGGCAACGTTTAACGGCACGACATTAAATATCCCTCAGTACAGTGCGGGTAGCGGAATATCAACAGGCAAGGCGATTGCTATTGCCATTGTTTTTAGTTAAGTATTAGAGATGGCAACCCCAAATATAGTTAACGTAACCTCAATTTATGGGGGCACGGCGCAGATTACACCTAGCGGCACCAGTGCTGTAGCAACATGGACCTATGGTGGAAATACGGCCAACTCATCAACGTCACTTCCCGGTTTGACGCCGGCTGCAAGTTCAGTTCAAAAGATTGAATCAATTGTTGTTGCTAATACAACAGGGTCTGCGGCGAGCGCAACTGTAGCTATAGCAAATAACGCTACTTTTGCAAGCTCAACATTGACAACATATTTAGCCTATCAAGTAGCAGTCCCAGCTAACTCTACTTTAGTTGTAACGGATAAATCAACGTCATTTTATTTGATGGAATTCCAGTCAATTGGCGTTACTTCAAGTACAGCTAGCGCATTGACTTTTACAGCATCATTTGAGACGATTACTTAAATGACATACAGACGTAACGGCGGGATTATTGGCCCGCGAAATGTTCCTACTACCAGTGTTGCATCTGGTGTTTGGACTATGCTTGAACAGCAACAAGCACAAGGTGCGTCTATTTGGCCTATTTATGTTACTTATCCTACATCAGTTGAATACCTTGTTGTTGCTGGTGGTGGAAGCGCCGGCAATGGGGGCGCGTTTAATGAATCCGGTGGGGGCGGGGCTGGAGGGTTGTTAGCTAGCACTTTAAGTGTAACAATTTCTACTGCTTATACGGTTACTGTTGGTGGCGGCGGTTCGCAATCTAACGGAAGCAATTCTGTTTTTTCCAGTGTTACTTCATATGGCGGTGGTAGAGGTTCTGTTAGTGGTGCAGTAGGTTCAAACGGCGGTTCTGGTGGTGGGGGGTCGCAAACTGCTACGCCAGCGGGTGGTAAAGGTG